AGCCATCCCTCGACGTCAAAGCTGTGCGAACCCGTGCCCGCCGCGACGGAATAGCCATGGCTGTCAACGATGGTGACATCCGAGACCGACGCCGCGACGGTGGTGAAGCTCCATGTCGTGTCGTCGGCGATCCCGGCGTAGCTGTTGCCGGCGAGGTCATCGATCGCGGTTGAGGCGATCCGCACCGCGTGCTCGATGCTGTTCGCCAGCGCCGCGTCTGGATAGATGAAAAGCTGGTTTCCGACGATGTTGACCTTGCCGGCGGTAGTGCCGGTGTCGGTCGCCACGTCGAAGGTGTAGAGGTCCGCGAAGCCGCCGTCGTTGTCCCGGATGACGATGTTGCCGGTGCCGAATTTGATGTCCTCGTTGAAGGTCGCCACGAGCACCGCGTCGATCGTCACGTTGGTCGCGTTGTCGGTCGGGGACGTGCTGCTGAGGGTGGGCGCAACGGCGTCCGTCGCCGCCTGCTCGGCCTGCTCAGATGAGACCCACCGATTGGCGGCGATCTGCTCCAGAACGACCGCGCCGAACTGGCCAGGGGTAGCCACCGATCCGCCGCTCGCGCCGTTGATGGAGACGCCGGTTCCGGCTTGAACGGTGATGGTGCCCGCCCCGGCCTGAATGACCTTGAGCGGCAGGGCAAGCTCGCGCGGGGTGGTGGCCGCCGGATCGACGGTGAAGGTCTGCGCCGAGGCGCTGTCGCCCGTCACCCGAACGTCGGTGGAGCCGACGCTGTAGGTGGCGTCCGTGACCAGCACCACGTTGCCCTGCCCGATGTCGACGCTGGTCTTGAGCACCCCGTAGAAAGAGCCCGTCTCCGGGTCATAGGTCACGTAGTGCCAGGCATTCGCCATGGCGGCGGATTCGGTCAGCGCCTCCGCGTCGCTCTGCTTGAGGAAGTTTTCCGCGCCCCAATCGAGCGCCGCTTGCACGGTCGCGGCCCCGCCAAGGCGCACGTCCGCGTTGTAGAACCCGGTCAGCGTTGCCCCGGCGTCATCCTCGGTCGTATCGGCGAGGGTAGTCAGCAGGCCGCTGATGTCCGGAATCGACCACGCGCCGGAGGCGTTGAGGAAGTAGGTCTCGTCAAGGCCGGTGGCGTCGGGGTCGGCGTCGTACCACTTGGCCGAGTCGATGAAGTCCTTGATGAACCCCCGCAGCTCTGAGCCGTTGATCTTGTCGCCGTCGCTGGATTTAAGAGTGGTATCCACCTCCGCGCGAAGGGTGGCTTGGGCTTTGGCGGTCATGGGGGCTCCTACTCGAAGTCGTCGGGGTCGAAATCGCCGCCGTCGAAGTCAGTCGTTTCTTCGTCGTCATCCGTGATGGCGCTGATGAGCGCGACCGCGATGGCCGTGCCGAAGCCGCTGTCGCCCTCCACCACGCAGTTGAGGGCCGCTTCGGTGCCGTTCGGGGTGTATGTGCCGTTGGTCTCGCCCCGGAGCAGGGTTTCGCCGTCTCGCCACTGGTAGGTGACGCGGGCGGGCGTCTCCCCGGTCCATGTCAGCACCACGGCGACGGTTTCCCCGGTCGCCACGGTGTTCGGATGAAGGGCGATGGAGGCGATGACCGGCGCGCTAGGCATACCAGCGGCCAACGGTGGTCACGTCCACATAGAGCTTGTCGAGCGCGCTGAAGTTGGTTCCGCCCTTGATCCGGAAGACCCGGATGGCAACCTGCGTAACGCCCTTGTTGCCGCAGACCGGGGCCAGGATTTCGTCCTCGTCGGGCGTGGCGTCCGCCGCGAAGGTGGCCGTGCTGCTCGTCTCCGTCGCGGGCCGGAGGATCGCCGAGGCCGAGAAGTGCTGAGTGGAGAAGTACGCCTTGGGTAGCGTTACCACCGCCGTGACGCTCGACGTGGCCCCGAATACCAGCTCGACCCCGCGGATGTGGCAAATCTGAGTGCCGCCCGCGAGGCGGATATAGCCGGTGGTGCCGTCGTCATCCTCTTCGAGGACCGCGCCGGTCGGAACGCCGCTGCTCTCTGAAACCGTCCCGAGCAGGTTCCCGGCGTGCCACCACTTCCGCCACGCGCTCCACGTCGATCCGCTCTGGAACCTGACGCGGGTGTCCTCGGCCGCCGGGTTGACCGCCATCTGGTGCGCGGCGCCGGTTGTGCGAGTGACATGCAGGCCATGCCACACGTCCGCGGTGCTCGGCGCGCCCGTGGTCGATGCCGCCCCGGTGCGCAGAAACTTGGTCTTGGTCTCGGCGTCCCAATCCGTCGATACCGGCGCGTTGCCGAGGATGCCCGCCGCGCCGACGATCAGCCCCCGGCCTTCCGTCGCGTCGCTGGTTCCCGACTGCTTTTCCGCAACCCCGAGGTTGTCCCGCGCGGCGGAAGCCGTGCTCGCCCCGGTGCCGCCAGCCGCGATTGGGCGGTCCAAGTTGAGATCGGCCACCAGATCGTTTACAGTGCTGTTGTATTCCGAGGACGAAATGACCGTTTGGGTCACAACATCGGCGTTCGGCTTGGAGTAGACCCCGGAGGCGTTCCTAGGCAATATCAAGGCCCTCCTTACCAAAAGGACGTTTATGTACAGAGCGTTGGCGTGTGTTCTTCTACTGCTTGCCGCGTGCGACCATTCCGCGAACGACGGGCAGCGATGCGTTGGGTACGGCTATGAGCCGGGAACCGAGGGGTTCGCTCAGTGCCGGATGACGGTTTCGGAGAACCGGCGCGCGATGGGGGCGGTCATGATCGCGGGCGCGGAGTGAACGTCTTGCGTCGGGCACTCATTCTGTGGCTGCCCTTCGGCGGCCTGATCTTTATCTTGGTGCTCGGATACGGCGCCCGCGCGATCTACGCGGACTTCGGAATGGTGCCGTTTCTGCTCGCCTGTGGCGGGGCGATCACCGGCCTCCTAGGGTTTGCTGCCCTAGTAGATACGCAGGCACTCCGAGACCCGCCGCACCGGCATTCCCGATCCGGCCCGCGGTAGCCTGCGCCATCGGCCCGTTGGCCATCAGCTGCTCTAGCACCCGCATGGTGTCCACCGCCGCCGTGCCCCGGCTTTCGGTCAGGAGCCGGGCGATCTCGGCGTAGACATCCTGCTCCCGCGCCGCGTTACCCGCCGCCGTGCGGCCCGTCAGGGCCTGGACAACGTTCTTTGTGGCCCCCAGTGGCTCACCCCTCGCCAGGGTCTCCACCGGCCCGCCATGGAGGCTTTCCTTGACGGTGCGGTCAACCTCCTGCCGGCCGAAGGTGCGGCTGTTGGTCGCCACCCCCGCCCGCAGCTCCAGCGCCCGCGCCGCCTCGTCCAGCTGCGAGATGAACCCGTCCGCCTGATCGCCGAATACGATCCGCAGCTTTTCCCGCGCCGCGTCGCTGGAGAAATCCTTGATCGCCTGCGTGGCCTGCCGGGCGTCAACGTTGGGGTCCGTCACCGAACGGCGCACGTTGTCCAGCGTCTCTTCGACGCCTTGGCGGAGGCCAATCTTCAGATGGCCGACCTCCGCCGCGCCCATGCCCTCGATTTCCTCGCGCAGCATGTCGCGGGTGACGCCGGGGCGCATTACCGTCTGACCGAACTCCTGCGCCTGCCTCGCACCGATCTCGGTTGCCGCCGTGTCCAGCGCCTGCCCGTAGGCGGGCACCGTCTCCCGCACCGCGCCCCTGATCTGCCGCGCCAGCTTACCGTAGATGCGGCCCTCGTTGGTGGAGCCGCCGAGGGCGCCCATCCCGTCCCCGGCCCGCGCCACGTCGTTGAGCGCGCGGGTGATGTAGTCCAGTTGCAGGACGTTCGGCAGTTCGCTGATCCGCCCGTCCGCCCCGAGAATGATCTGCTTCGGGTTGATCGCGTCGGTGTCCATCTGGATCAGCCGGTTAGCGCGATCCACCACCGCCTGCGGCACCCGCGGCAGCAATCCCTCCAGCCTGCGCCCGGCGTCGGAAGCGTAGTCGATCGGCGACGAATAGGCCGCGTCGTAAAGCTCACGCATCGGCGTGCCCTTGACCGCCACCTGCCCGCCCGGCACGAGGTTATCCAGCGCGCCGCGCACCTGCTGCCCCGCCGCGGTGGCGCGGCCCTCCACCGCCTCACGGGCCACGTTGGCGCCCTTGCCGCTGCGCTGGATGGCGGTGTCGAGCAAGTCCTGCGCGGACTGCCCCGCGTCCGCCAGCATGGCCCCAGGGCCGGCCTGGGCGATCCGCTGGCGCCCGGCACCGCTCAGCGCGTCATCGCCCTGTAGCGCCCGCAGGACGGCCTCTGTGGAGGTCGGGGAAAGCCCCACGGAGCGCGCCGCTGCCTTGCTCGGGCCGCCCGTCAGGGCCTTCACGATAGCCCCGATGCCGTCAGACGCCCCCGGCATCACCCCGCCGATCAGGCCGCCCATTCCCGCGCCTGCGGCGCCGCCGGCCAAAGCCCCGCCCGCGCGGTCGGCTTCATCGCCAGCGCCGTAGATTGCACCTTCTGTGCCCCCCGCCGCCGCGCCGAGGCCGATACCAGCCGCCGTACGCCCGAGAAGGCTTGCGCCGCCGAGGCCGGCAAGCGACGGGAGAGCAGCCGCTGCCATCGGGATTGACCCGGCGACGCCGCCGCCGAGGCCAAGCAGCATGTCCTCGGTCGGGTTCTCCCGCTCCATGGCGCCCTTGGTCTGGCGGAAGGCTTCGGCCTCGTCCTCGCCGCGGACGGCACCACGAAGCTCGTCCATCCAATTGCCGATGAACGGCAGCCCCGAGGCGGCCGAGACCACCCGCGAGGCGAACGGCGCTTCGGCGATCCGCGCCTTGTCGGCCGCGCTCTGGTCGAAAGGGACGGGGGGGCTTTTGGCTCGCAGCGCCTTCTCCTGAAGAGCCGCAGCCAGGAGCCGCTTGCGCTCTAGCTCGTCCACTACTGGCCCGCCTGTAGGTCGCGGATCATCTCGTCAAGCTCCTCCGGCGACATGGTGCGGGTGTCCTTGCCAACCCACTTGTCCACACTGCCGGTCGCCAGCCCCCCCGTCACCCCGGCGGCCTTCTGCCGCGCCACTTCGAGCTTGTCGAGCAGGAGCGCCTTCAGGTTCTGAAGCTCGGCCTTGAACGCCGCCTCGTCACGGGTGCGGCTCAGGTTGGCGAGCGCCTGCGTGGCCGCCGCGCCCTCCCGCTCCGTCATAGCCCCGAGGCCCCGAAGACTGTCGATCGCCGCCGAGAACACCTTGCTCGTCAAGCCGACGATATCCTGGTTCAAGTTCTCGCCCGCCTGTGACATGGGCGGGATGCGGCCCTGAAGCATGCCGGTGATGCCCGGCAGGTTCTCGTCGGCACCGATCTTGTCGATCAGGTCGATTGCCGACTGCACGGCCACCTCGCGGTCGCCGAGCCCGGCGGCAGCCATGCCGGCGCTCTTGCCAAGCTCGCCCTGCGCCGCAGCGCCGGCAACGTCCTTCTGCAACGTCTCGCCCACCGGGCGCCCACCGGGGCCGATCGGGACAATCGACGTGCCGATGTCAGCGCTGCGGGTCGGTGGCAGCGGCGTCGCGCCCCCGAGCTGATCGCCAATCCAACTGATCTGACCATCCGAGCCGATCTGGTAGGGCACCGGGTTGTCAACGCCGTCCTCCGGGGTGCGGTCAGCCCACTGCACCGAGCCGTAGAACTTCGGCCCCTCGCGGGTGCCCTGCGCGAACTTGTCCCGGTCCAGTTGCAGCCGCTGCGCGTCGAGCCCGAGCCGGGCCGCCTGATACGGGTCGATCCCGCCGCCGCTGTCCAACGCCCGTTCGATGAGCGCCTGTGCGACGATCTTCTGGCCCGCGTCGGCGTAGGGGTTGCCCAGCACCTCGGCAAGCTCGCTGATACGGCCCATGTCCAGCCCGGCCTCGCCGCCCATGCCGCCGCCCCCGCCGAGGGCCTGCATGAACTTCGTCACATAGTCCGTGTCGCTGGTGCCGAGCTGGTCCGCCGAGCCGTCCGGGGTCGGATCGCCGGAGAACCACATGGAAGCCGCGCCCTGCGGGCCGTACTGGTTCACATAGCCGCCGAAGCGATGGTCGAATACGGCATCCTGCGCCTGCGGGTTCTGGGCGAACTGCTCCGGGGTCAGGGACTGCCCGAGCGCTTCCTTCGTCCAGTCGGGGATATTCGCGCCCATCACCTGGTAGCGCCCATAGGCCCGGTCGCCGCTCTTGGTCACCGGTCCCATCGCCGAATAGTCGCCCGAACTCTCGATTGACGCGATGGCGTCGCGGTAGTTGCCGCCGCCGGGCATGGTGGACGGCGTGCCGCTGAAGCCTGCGCCCGTGAAGCCGGTCGGTGCGCCCGCCACCGGCCCCATCTCGCCTCCGCCGCCGAGGCCGCCGAGGATTTCAGAGATGCGCTGACGCTCCGCATCCTCCTGCGGGCCGAGCTTGTTCTCCATAATCCGCGCGCCGAGCGCCTTCATGATGCCGCCGACGCCATCGCCCCAGTTCCGGTACTCGCCGCCGATGGCCTGCTGCGCCAGAAGGTCGGCAATCTCCCGCTTCTTGCGCAGCGCCTCATAGGTCGGGCTTTCCGACCCCGGCCCGAAGATGAACGACTGCGCATTGCCGAGAAGGTTGCCAAGGTCCATCACAGCGCCCCGTAATCAACCGCCAGATAGCCACCGATCGGCACCACCGCCGAAGGCTTCACCCGCAGCACGTCCTGCGCCATTACGCCAAGCCGCTTCGGTCCGCCCCAGACGTAGCGGTAGAGGTAGAGCGGCAGGCCCTTCCACATGCCCACCCGCTCAACGTCGGTCTTGAGCCGGCGGTCGGAGGCCATGATGCCGGCCTGCCCGAGCCCGAACAGCCCGCCCATGATGCCATTCATCGGGTTGTTGGCTTGGTTCATCTGGAACGCGCCGAGCTGCTGGTTGTAGTTCTGGTTGATGAGCCCGGCCACGTCCGTCGTCGGCATCTGCGGCGTCGGGGTGTTGACGAAATTCGGCTGCGTCACCTGACCGCCGCCGAGCAGCGCCGAGATCTCGTTGATCGGCTGGTTTCGGTTCGCGTACTGCTCGCTGAGGTAGTCGCCCCGAAGCAGCCGGTCGTTGCCGAAGCCGGTCTGCCGGGCGGCGTTGCCGAACTGCGCGCCCGCCAGCCCCTGCCCGAACCGCTGGCCCTGTGCGGCGTTCACCGCCCCCTGCTGCGCAAGCTTCTGCCCGAACTTCTGCCCCGCCGCGGCGTTCTGGAACATCGCTTTGTCGAGGTCGAGCCCGGCAAGGCGCGACTGCTCCTCACCCGCCCCCAGGATCGCCCCGAGCCGCGCGTCGTTGCTCTGCCGCGTGAACTCGTCCGCCCCGCGATCATAGGCCGCCGAGCCGAGCTTGATGCCCTGGTTAGAAAGCCGCGCCTCCATCGAAGCCCGGTCGCGCTCCAGCGACGGGTTGAGCCGCGCCATCAGCGCATCCTCCACCCGCATCCGCTGGTCCGCGTAGGAGCCCTCGTCGCCGTAGGTGTTGGTGATGTCGCCCGCGATGCCGGACTGCAAGCCCTTGCCGCCCCAGATCGGCCCGGCGTCGCCGAGCTTGGTTTGCAGGTTCGGCGCGTTCACGTCAGGCGCGCCGGAGAGGTCCATCGGCGAGCCGAGCAACTCGCCGAGCTTGGCGGACTGGTTGCGCCCGAGCCGGGCGAGGTTGGTCTGCCCTTGCACCCCGATGTTGTAGAGCTTCTGCTGCTCCGGCGAGAGCGTCTGGTCCGCCGTAAACTGCGGGATATCGTACTGCTTGCCCGAAGTCGGGTCGGTCCACTGATAGGTGCCGGTCTGATTGTAGGCCAGAGAGCCGTACGGCGTGTTCTGGTTGACGTTGCCGAGAATCTGGTTGCCGACCGCCGTGCCGATGTTCTGCCCGGTCTGCGCCGAGGCGGTTGCATACGGATCGGGCGGCTTCGGTGCGCTTCCCTTACCCATCTATGAAGGCCCTCCATTTCTCGACCGTCAGAGTGGCGATGCACTCGGCCCGGTCGCGCCCGCGAAGGCGGGGAATGACGTGCTCTGAAGCCCCGAGGGCCTTCCAAATCCGGCGAACCGGGTTGTCCTCAGCGTGGCGGGCGACCACCATCTGGCAGCCGATGTGATCGAACGGGTAGCCGAAGATCATGTGCAGCCGCCCGCGGGTGCCCCAGCGGCGGGTGGTCGAGGCGGCGGAAATCTCGATAACCCCGGCCTCGGGGTTCCAGTTGTGGTAGACCACCCCGGCCTCAAGCACGCATGCCGCGTCCAGAAACCCGACCGCCTGACACTCGCCGAAGCCGCGCGGGAAGCCGAGCAGCGCGGCGACGAAATCGGCCACCTCGGGTGCCCAGACGTGCCTAGACGACGGTGCCGCCGACATCATAGATCGCGTCGAACGTCACCAGCTCCACATCCGGCTTGCGCCCACTGCCGAGGCTGATCTGCACCTGGGGGCCGACGACCACGCCCGAGCGGTTGATCGCCCGCCAGTAGGTCGTTGCCGTCACCTTGGCCTCGCTGTCGTCGTCGTTGTCCCAGATCGCCACGTCCCATTGGGCGAGATCCCAGAGCGCGCCTTCGTCGTCTATCGGGAACACGTCCGGCGCTATCTCGAAGTCCCGCCCGTAGTCCGTCGCCACGTCGAGATTGGCATTGAACGGCCGCAGGCTGCGGAAGGTCGCCCGCGCATTGTGCACGTGCTTGATCTGCCCCGGCGAGCCGAGGTGGTCCGGCAGGAACGACCACCGGAACACGTACTGCGCCCCGTTGTCAGACCCGCCGCCCTCGATCAGAAACACGTCGCCGTTGCTGTCGCCGAAGTAGGCGAGGTCATTGTGCAGCGCGAGCGCCTGAATGTCCTTGTTGGTCCACTTCGACCACGCCCCGGTCTGAAGGTTCACCACGAAGCAATAGTCGGCGTCGGGAAAGCCGACGATGCCCATGCTCTCCTTCTGCCACTTGAGCATCTGCACGCTGTCGTTGGTGCGGATTGCCCGCGCCCAAGGCGTCTCCACCGGCTGCGTCACCGCTGCCATCGAGAGTTCCGCCGGGTCTTTCGCCACGATGGCGGAGAGCGGCACGATCCCGTCCGTCGTCGCTATCAGCAGATCGCCCCCGGCGCGGATGGCGTCCACCGAAACCGGCCTGCCGATGTCATAGCGCCCGACCATGCCCCAGGTTGACGTGCCCGCCGGGTCCAGCCCCTCGAACACCGCCACCTCGCCTTCGGTGGAGACGAACACGCAGCGATCCGCCATGCCGTTGCCGCTGTCCGCCGACCATGTGCCGCCGAAGGCGAGCGATCCGCCCTGCTGAAACACGCCCCCGAGCGAGAAATCCGCCACCGTGCCGCCGATGCTGTCCACCGGCAGGAACCAGGCGGTCAAGCTGTCCTTTTCGATGAACCACGCCCGGTTGGCGTGAATCCACACGTGGCTGAAATCCGCGCTGTCCGCCCCGGTGATGCTCATGGTCGCCCAGGTGGTGCCGTCGTAGGTGCGCCCGGTGTCCGCACCGTTCACCATGAGCAGGAACTGCCCGCCCGCCGTGCCGATCTGCACCCCGACCCACGCCCCGCTGGTCAGGCTGGTCAGGTCCGCTGTCGGCACCGTGTCCGGGTTGAGGTCGGAGATGTTGTAGACCGCATCCGCCGAGGCCGCGAACAGCTTGGCCGCCGTGCCGGAGCGGTAGGGCAGAAGCGCCGTCACCGCCTCACCGATGGTGGCGGATTTGAAGTCGCCGCCCCGCACCCGGACGGTGTAGGTGAGCGGAAAGCCGTTCTCGGCCACCATCGCGCCGACGCCGCGATTCATGGCGAGGTTTTCGTTCTCGACCCATCCCCGGACCGGGGCCGGGAACGTCTTGGTCCGGGCCGGCGTCTGTCTAACCACTGATCGTCTGCGGATAGGCGATCCGCACCCCGCGCGGATAAGCGCCCCGGCCAACCCTGATGACCTTCGAGCCGCCGTCGCGCGCGATCTCCTCCACCATGGCCTGAGCGAAAGGCCCGGCATCGAATGGCAGGCCCTTCTTGCGCCGCCAGTGCAGAATGATGCCCAGACGCATCAGCCGCTCGGGCAGGCGGAACACGTCGGTATCGGCCATGAACGCCGTCTGTCCGGTGCCGCTCTCATCCTCGATGATCTGCTCGGTGAGGTAGTAGAGGCTCGCCGTCTCGCCGGAGGCCAGCACCGGGCGGAAGTCGATGTAGCCGCCGTACATGTGCCAGGCACCGCTGACGATGCCGAGGTCACGGCTCTCGATTTGCAGCCAATCGTCGGTGCTGACGATGTGGTTGAGCGGGGCGTTGAGGCGGGATGACCATATGTTCTGGTCCTTGCCCATCCGCCCGTAGTCGGTGGGCAGCGCGTATTTGTCCGTCGTGCCGTTGCCGGTGTAGGTCTGAAGCGTCTTGAGCCGCGACCATTCGTGCGCGTTGGCGATCTGCTCGGCCATCT